CTAACTCCGGACGAAGAGGGCAACTCCTTCATTCTTGGAATCTCTCTAATAGGTGGAACCGATGTCCTTGGTGGCTTTGGCGAGTTCGTTCTTGGAGTATCGCTTCTAGGTGGAGATGACGTTCTTGCTCCTAGCTCCGGTCTAAAGTGGCAGGAGGTTCAATGCTCCGTAGCAAGGGCAAACATCTCCGTTGGTGGATCACTTCAAGACTCCGTAAACTTCCAACCAGAACCAGCGACCGCTAACCTAACCCTTCAAAGCTACGAATTAGACCCAACCGTAAACAAGAACATTCGAGCTAACACTAAGTTTAGGATTCGCCTAGAGGATGACGAACTAGACCGCATTCTATTCCAGGGTTACATCGATACAATCGACGTTACTTATTACCCAGACGGACCTAACGTAATTAGAATCAATGGCTTTGATGCTTACAAGTCGTTGGTAAACTCTCGGTTCGCAGTCTGGGATACTACCGGCTTTGGAACGCACATTCACGTGGATGAGACTTGGGAGCTAGTTGGTATCTACTCTGGGCTAGGTCTATCGCCAGCTTCGGTTCACGTCGGAGGTCAATTACCAGTTCAGAATGAAACTAACGTTCAAGTCAGCTCAATAGTAAACGACGCTCTAATCGTCGGTAACGGACTTGTTTGGCTAGATCAGGACACCGAAGAACTTGTAGTTATTCACCGCACCGGAGTCCAAGCTGCAACTCCAGAAACATTCATAATTGGTAACAATCACGGAGACGATTATCACTTATGCATGAGCGAAATCAATGTCTTCTCCGATGCCGATGCCGTCTATAACTCTCTGACTGTCTCTCTGACATCCGACCCGCTAATCACAACTTTCCGTAAAGACCAAGACTCTATAGATCTATACGGAGAATCAGCTATTGACATAGCAATCAATACGACAACACTTGCACAGCTAAACAACTGGGCAGATCGAGTCTTCAATCACAGATCCGCAAACCAAGTGAACCGGGTTCAAACTCCTACAATCGACAGACTAGGGACTTTGACTAACGCAGCGGTGTTTACACCGGGAATGACGGTAGGTGTCAGCTATACTAATAGTCAGCTAGACATCGTCGGATTCTACACTATAATCAAGGTCTTTCATCGCATCGATGTAGATAACTGGTTCACGACACTCGAACTATGGAAGGAAGCCTAGTGGCTTACAAAGTATTTACTAACGGAAGCGTATTGAACGCATCCGAGATCAACGATAACTTGATGAACCAATCGGTTATGGTATTCAGCAACGCGACAGCTAGAGCTGCAGCACTCACCGCTCCTGTGGAGGGCATGCTTACCTGGTTGCAGGACACCAACAAGTATGAGTTCTACAATGGCACAGCTTGGGCTGCACTATCCCAGGGAGACCTTCTTGGAACTTCTTCTTTTACCGCACAAACTAGCGTGGCTCTAGATAACATCTTTACCGCGGACTACAGGTTCTACGATTACTATTTGACTGCAATAGGATCTACTTCTTCGACTCTTCAAGCGAGACTTAGAACATCAGTTCCAGCGGATCTATCGACATCTACTTACACAACTCAAAGCCTTATTGCTGACAACACAACTTTAACTGGCGTAACTGGTCGCACTACCCAATGGGAATTATCAAACGTAAGAGCTAGAACATGGTTTAAGCATGGAAGCATTATTAGCCCGTTCACCGCAGAATCTACAGGACTTGATTACCTAGGAACTGATAACATCAGCGACACTCAGCTTCGGCTAGACATGGGTGTTGCAAACAACACAACGGCTTCATCTTACGCAGGCATCAGATTCTTCATTGGATCGGGAACAATGACCGGACAATTATCTATCTACGGAAGGAAGTCATAAATTGGCTAACGAGAAATTGACTTTAGTTGAGTTTGACGGCGCAACTGGTATCGAAACAATTAGAGAACTTACTCCAGAAGAACTAGAAGAACGAGAAGAGTTAGCACAACAGGCAGAGGCTAAATTAGCAGAGCAAGAAGCCAAGAAGGCCGCTAGAACTTCCGCACTTGCTAAGTTAGCTGCACTCGGTCTAACAGAAGAAGAGATCGCGGCACTATAACATGGCCGAGGAAACTACTTCGGTTCGCATTACCCAAGCCGACATCTACAAGAAGCAACTGGAGCACGGCGAGATTTTAGTCAAGGTTCTACAAAAGCTAGATCACTTGGACGATGTTCCAGACCGTCTTAGAGAAGTAGAACTAACGCTGGCTAGATTATTCTGGATTGAGAAGATAGCTTACGCAGGACTAGGTGCAGCGATTATCTCAATGATTGGTTTATTTACTACAACGATTGGAGCCTACTAATGGCAAGCGTTCAGAATAACTTTACGGTAGACGCAGGTGGCAAGTTCACCCGTCAGTTCACTTACAAGGTAGACGGATCAGTTGTAAATCTAACTGGCTACGTTGCCAGGGGACAGGTTCGCAGCTCTACTTTCTCGCCTTTGATTCTAGAGTTCATCCCAACAATTACCGGCGGAACTTACGTAATCAACATGACCTTAACACCGGAGCAAACAGTATTACTTCGAGACTCTAATTATGTCTACGCAATCGAGGTTTCTAATGCCTCGACCGGGGATGTAAGAATTGTAAGTCACGGAGTAATAACAGTAAATCAAAGGATCGTAAGATAATGGCAACTTGGATTAGACCAGTAGAAGGCGGAAGCATTTCTGATAGTTTCAATGGACACAAAAACAGAGCAAAGCCATCAGTAAATCCTGGCACAGACTACGCAGTTCCAATGGGAACTGTGGTTAAAGCAGTAGCGGATGGAACTGTTACTGGCATTGTCCCTACCTTTCACGGTTCGGGTGGTCGCATGGTTTTCATCAATTTCGCTGAAGGATTCAACGCTGATTACTTACACTTACAATCGATTGATGTGGTCAAAGGTCAAGAAGTCAAACAAGGTCAAAGAATTGGTTTATCCGGTGCTTCTGGTAAAGGATCAGAAAATGGTTATGGCCCTCACTTGCACTTCTCATTCCGTCAAGGTGGATCTCCGACTATGGGTATGGGCAACTTAGACTTCGAGACTTACGTTTCAGCTCCAAGTGCTGCACCTGCTAAAAGTGTTGCACCTGCCAAAGCTTCTGCAAAGGCTAAAGCTCCTGCAAAGCCAAAGAAGGCCGCTAACACTTACACCGTGGTCAAGGGTGACAACCTAACCAAGATAGCTAAAGCTCATGGATCTACAGTTGCAGAGCTAGTCAAACTAAACGGCATCAAAGACAAGAACAAAATCTCTATCGGTCAAGTATTGAAGGTGAGCTAACTATGTGGCTAGACATTATCCGCAGAACCCTAGCGGTCATCATTCTAAAGGTGACTGGAATCTTTGTTGGTGGAGCTGCAATCGGTCTAGAAGTTACCCAGGCTATTGCCATGGCAGCGTTCGCTGGAATCATCGACGTATCCCAAGAACTAGCTAGGGCTTACCTGGCAGACGGCAAAATCGACCCAGATGAGATCAACAAGTCCTTCGGCAAAATAGCTAACGCAAAACCCGGCAAGCCTAAGAAGTAAATGTCCGAATCATCTATTAGGATGACGGCATGGAAATCACACAGAAAATCGAGGCTTTAGGCTTCGCAAAGTATCTAGGCACTTTTGAGCCTGGCACAATCGAATGGCACGAAGCCCGCAGGGGAATCGGCGGTTCTGATATCGCGTCCGTAATGGATAAGAACCCTTGGAAGTCCGCTTACACGTTGTTTATGGAGAAGTCCGGTAAACAATGGCAAGACCTTCCAGCAACGATGGCTATGCAAATGGGCACGGCTTTTGAACCTGTCATTAGACAGCTATTCGCGGACAACAATAAAGAATGGCTAAAGGTTCACGAGACTGGAACTTGGGCTAGCATCGAAGACCCTAAGTCCGTGGCTAACGTGGACGGCATAATTGAATGGGCAGACGGTTCCCTTGGAGTCCTAGAGATCAAGTTCTCCCGGATGTATTGGGATCAGCTCCCAGAACACTATAACCTTCAAGTTCAACATTACCTATCCGTCCTTGGTCTAAAGCGGGCTATAGTCGTAGCGGTCGCAGGAGGCGATTGGAAGGAGTTTGAGGTCGTTCGGGATGATTCCCTTGTCAAGGAGATGAAAACCCGCCTACAGGCCTTCTACGGCTTCCTAGACACAGATACGGCTCCAGCTTACGATGGGTCTGAATCTACCTATGAGACTGTTAGGCAGCTATCCGATGGTCTCCAGGAGGGTGAGATTGAGCTTGGATCACTATGGTCTAACTTGCTCCAGGCTAAGTCCGAGTCCGAGTATTGGGAGACACAATTCAAGGCACACAAGTCCGCGGTTCTTGCCTTCATGAATGGAGTCAAGTATGGTCTATTCCAAGGCGAGAAGGTAATCAACTTACAAGCCCGTAATGGCAAGCCGTTCATTACGTTCACTAAATAACAGGAGGCAATAAATGGGTTTCGACCTAAGCAATTACGAACCAGTTTCAGAACGTATTCAGAAGTTCTGGAAGACCTATCCCAACGGTCGCATCATCACCGAAATCAAACTGATCAACGAAACCGAAGTTGTAGTTCAGGCTTCGGTCTTTACTGACCGGGAAGACCCTAGACCAGCATCCGTCGATTGGGCACATGAGACTAGGGGTTCTAGCAACATCAACCGTTCATCATTCTTAGAGAACTGCAGCACTTCGGCTATCGGTCGAGGACTTGCAACTCTAGGTCTATCAGCATCCAAGAACCGTCCTAGCCGTGAAGAGATGATCAAGGCAACTAGAGATTCTCGCAACTTCATCGAGGAGGCTTCGGAAGCTGCAGCTAACAAAGACATCGAGTCTCTCCGGGTGATCTACGCAACCGCGGTAA